TATAGTATATACCTAGAAAACACTTGCCAAATTACTTCTTCAAATGAGAGTCCATAAATGCAAGAATTTTCGTTTGTTCCTCTAAATTAGTGTTTACAAACTCTGTAATATATGGAGCCAACTCGAAGTTTGACAGCAGATTATTATATTTAGTTGCTCTTCCTTTTAAGAAAGTCTCAGATTGATCAGAACCCCTCTCAACGTATCTAGTTTTGAGAGTTTCTTCGGGCACTTTAAGATATAATATCTGAAGATCTATATTTGGGGTATTCATGGCAAACTCTAGGAAACTCTGATTGAATATGCGATCACCCTCAAATAGGATATTTGAAGTGGTTTTAGAGACGAAACTTTGCGCAACTGGCTGAACTGCCATTGACAGCCTATCAGTTCCAGCGAAAACTTCACCATCCTCATATTTACCTAGGACATAAAGATCTAATTCTTTAGAATACAATGCAGAAAGAGTTTTGCTTGGCTCAACCCTCTCCCATGTTTTATCTTCCATAAATTTGCGGAATAGTGTAGTTTTACCAGTTCCAGGTCTACCGCCAACAGCAATCAGTTTCTTCATAATTATTCCAGATGTCTTAAATGATAGTCGGTTTCAGAATGCCTAACATTTTCTTTATTAGTAAGTTCATGAACCATATGAACAACATTAACCCAAGGGCAGTATTTTTTAATTTGCTCTATTTGAATTTCATCATCTTCGAAGTGAATACCAATAGTAGTTCCTTCGGTTTTTAACTTATTCAAAACAAGTGCTTTATGTATACCAGAAGATTCTCTAGTCTTCGCATCAAACTTCATAGGATTAAAATGCACCACATTATATATGCCTCTTGCGTTTAACATAGACAAAGTTTCTGGACGTTCCTCGAAAGATCTACCTGTAATTATAACATCATCTTTTCCAGGGAACACTCCGTTATTCTTTTTGTCTATGTATATAACTCCATCTATATCAAAGGAGTTCATTTATAATCACTCACTGATTTTTGAAAGGTATATGGGAGTTCCTTAGCGACTGGATTGTTACGCTTTAGTTGCGGTTCAGTAAGAGGTGTAACAATACGTCTTGCCAAAGCATCACATTCAAATTTAGCATCTTGCATTTTCATTTGTAGTGGTGGAGTCTTTTGTGTAATATGTGACGCACCACGAAGGAAACCTACAATTCCAAGTTCAGAGGCAACCTTACAGAATCTAAGTGCCGAGATTACAACAGAACCAGAGTTCGGAGAATCTTGAACTGAGAGTCTAGCAGATAATTCATAACGTGCACCAGCAAACCCATAAGCAACTAAATCTAAATTTGCGATCTTATTATCAGAATTAACATATGTTCCTCCTGGTTTCTGAAGGACTGTCAAACTTGGACCAGCATAAAGAGTCATACCTTCAATGGAAGTATCTCGAACAGAGTTCTGCCCTTTGATAACATTTTCCTTTGAAATATGCTTTGACTCTAAGCGATATTCCTTTGCCATGTTCAAGAAATCTGTATTAGCACTTCTACCAGTTCTGATATTTTCCTGACCCTGAGTTGAACCAGCAGCCATATTCATTTGAATATGTTGGGTAACCATTAGACCAGAATCAATCATTGCGCCTTGTAATATCTCAGACAATCTAGAAGCACCAAAGCCAGACCGCATATCTGAACCAACAATAGTTAAACCAGCATTGATAAATCTTTGCTCAACAATCTGTGTTTCATCAGTTGAGATGAAAGTTGGAATACAATTAACAAAGTGACACTTGGCTTCAACGGCAGCATCAATATAAAATTTAGATGCCAAATGTGATCCAACAGGTAAGTAATTGATAACAACATCTACCTTATGATACTTTAACAATTCAACAACACGCTCAAAGGACTCAGCAGGAATTGCTCCAGTTCTAAAGGAAATTTCCTCTGGGTAGTCTAACATGTGAGGCGCAACACCATCTAGTTCTGGACCAGAATATACTAAAGCACCCTTTGCGATACAAGCATCGCTAATCTTTTCCACGTGATTCATAGAACAATTTGGTCTGGCACGGATTGCTTCTTCTAAAGGTCTATTTACTTTTCTGATATCAACATCGAATCCACAAACGAATTCTACATCTTTAACAGTGTAGCCACCAATGTCTGGGTATGATAACCCAACCTGATCGTCTGGATTCTCAACGTAATATTGAACACCTTCTACTAGGGATTTGGCGCAAGAACCTACGCCCACGATTGCAACTTTGATTTTTTTCATACATTCCTTTTTCATTTCAGTTGTTTTAGGTTTTGTGTAGACCAAGGCAGGATATTGGCTCGGATAGAGGTAGCTGCCCATAACTATATTATACTACATATTCTATTTAAAGTAAAGGTGGATTCTGATTTAAAATTGCATTTTGTAAGATTAGATTAGTGTCTTTCCAAGCAGGATGCGTCTTTGGCTTTATCCTATTATACTTAATTGGATTATGCTTTTGTATTAATTGCAATCTTTCAGTCTCAGTAAATTTAGAATTCCAATCTGCATAAGTAGTTTTTATACCAGTAGACTGTACCTGTTTTAGTTCAAGGAGGTCATGAGCATTTGGCTCATCTTTAAAGTAGTAATGTGTGTTTAAATTTAAACCATAGTCAACCATAACTCTAAAGTATTCTGGATTCATTGAGAAGTCACTAAGGTATCTACCCTTTGTCATCAAACCAGCAACGTAAGGTTTCCAATCAACCTCTGGCCATTTGGAAGATATCTTATCATACTCATCACTTAACTCAACAGTAGTCCATCCTGTAAATTCCTTTGGTTTTCTTCCACTAGAACCACACGTTTTTCTAAACTCACACAAACACGATTCCATATTATAAACATCTAAATGTAATAAACTGTTATCATAACAATATTTCATTAATGTCTGAAAGTTTTTTTCCATAAGTTGTACTTCTTCAAGATTTGGTTTTGCTCTGCCAAGTTCTCTTTTTGTTGATATATCTTCTCTGTTAAATAGATAACACAAAGAATCATATTGAGACCATGTATCATCATACAACTGCAAATCCCAATGATCAATATCAAAATTAAAGAACTCGTATATAGTTTGCTGAGCGAGCCAAGCAGTCATTCTTCCAATACCAAAGAACTCTCTAATACCTTCGTTCAATGAATAGAAGTTTTCCTTTGTGTTACCAACTGTAGACTTCTGTTCAAGATAATCATAGGCACTTCCACCAACTTTCAGTTTGATTGATTCAATATACTCTGGAAATTTACGAAGACCCCATTTAGTGTCTTTGGCATAATGCGCTTTCTTCCAAATATTGTCATGCCATTCTTTAATATGTCTTGGGTCTGTGTTTAGTAAATCAGGGAATTTTTGCATAACAATCATCGCCCAATGATTCCTATACGACTGCCCAAACACTAAAGCATATACTGCTTTCTGCTCTTTTGTTAAATTCATTTCTGAAGAAATAACATGACCAGAATGCCAATGATCTAAATCGCCCTCAGCCATTCTAGTAAAGGCAACTCTCCTAAATGCTTCTAACCGATTCTCTGGTAATCTCCAGTCAGTGTACTTAGATAAATCTAAGTCATATAATAGTATGTTCAAAAGAATTCCTCAAGAGTAGAACGATTTGAATTTGTATGATACTTTAATAGCGTTTCTTCTCCAAGTTTATTTCGGCAGAAATTATACCACTCTTCTGACTCCCACATACCTTCAGAAATTCCATTCCACAATTTTCTCTGCATAGCATGTTCTTTATTTAATCTTCGCGATTCAACAAACTCATAACGACATTCTTCATATTCATATGAACCAAGTTCTAGCATCTTTTCACGGAAATATACTACAAGTGATATGCGCTCGGATCCTTCTTCACAAACAATAGGAGTATTGCCATGCATAACTTCATGGTTATTAATTAGTAGAAGATCGCCTGGACGTGGATTAACTGCAATGCGATACTCAGGCGCAATTAAATACCCACCAGTATATTTACCATCATTTGATAATGTTAGTAAGTTTGATAAGCCAGTTGTTAAATCACCAGCATCATAGTGTGCCGCAGTCCGAAATGTTTTATTTACTGTAATAGTAGTAAATGGAGTTTCTGGAACTAGATACCTCGAATCTAATTTACTTGCAGCACTCATCTGATTGGAATATCTTTCAGGCAATAAATCTTTAAAGCCGACTGCCAACTGCTGAAGAAATGGATATGACATTTTAAATTTTTCAAAATTATCCCGTGTATAAGAAGTCGCACGTCCATAAGGAATTCTAGGATATCTATCAAACCACCCAGCAATACCAGAATTAACTGGAGACCCATAAGTTGTTACACTAATCATATCCATAACAGTTTCAGTTGCAATGGCTCTTGCTTCTTTTTTTAATGGTTTAA